TGATAAGGATATCAAAATGGGCATTAAATCTATTTATACAGATACTACAGGTCAAGTTCAGGTCAATCCTCGACGCGTTAAAATTATTACTTATGATGGTCTATCAACAGTTACTACAGCTGGTTATCTTTCAGTAGCTCCTTTGTCTACATATTCTGTCTATCCAACAGATGTGTTTGATATTATTTATTCATACTCTGATGCTACGAATAGCGGAACTTATGGTGAATTTTTACCTACGTTTAGTAATGGTATTGTAACGCTAAGTCAGGCTGCCTCATCTGGTATTACATTGCCAACTATTGCAAATCACATTGCTGTTTTCAGTAATACTACTGGTCAATTAGGTGAAGATGCAGCAACTGCTATCAATGGCGGTAACATTCAGGCTGGTTTATCTGGAACTGCTGGCTATGTTGCATCTTTTCCTGCAACAGGATCAAAAGGTAGTTTGCGTTTAACAGCAGTTGCTAATACGGGTGATACGCTTGTTACCATTAGTAACGCATTGCATGGTCAAGCTTCTGTTTATTCTATTCCTGATTCTGGCGCGTCTACAGCTAATTTATTGATTTCAAAATTAACAGGAACTCAGCATATCACGGTAGGAAGTTTAGCAGTTGATGCTGGAACTTTAACATCAGGCATAGCAACAGGCGGTACCGTAGGTAAAGTAATTCTATTTCCAACTACAGCATCAAAAGGATCTTTAACTTGGCAAGCAGTTGCTAATAGTGGAGATACAGCTACTATTTTCCAAACAGCGGCTCTTGGTCAAGCTGTAACTTATACTTTCCCAGATCCAGCGGGTGCTACTGGCGCGCCTTTAGTGGCTCCTAGCGCTTTAGTCTCTGGAAATCTTGTTAAAGCGAGTGGTACAGCAGGATTGATTGTAGATGCAGCTTTTGCATTACATGCTGGCACGACAGCATCTTTTGCAGGCGGTGGCACTACTAATACATTTACTACTACTAATATGACATCTTCTAGTATTGTAACGGCTAACATAGTTACTTCTACTAATTCAGTAAGTATCACAAAAGCAGTTCCTGGAACTAATCAATTAGCAATTACTTTTAGCGCTGATCCAGGTGCGAGTACCACTCTAAACTGGATTAGTATTACCCCAGCAGTAGCTTAATAAAGAGGAAAGTTATGAAAAGAGAAGACATTGAAAAACGTATGATCGATCTTGAAAGAAGTATTGCTCAGACTAATGCAAATTTAAATGTATTACTTGGGCAAAGAGAAGAATGTCAACACTTTTTAAAATGTTTAGATGAAGAGAAAAGACTAATTGATGAAAATGTAATTGATATTAGCACTGCATCCTGATTATTCATTTATTCTTAATTGGTCTTTAAACCATTGGTCGGTTTCTTCTACTGGGTAGTAGATCCGACCTTTTCCTTCTAGTTGAAGGAAGGATGGTTTTTCTTTTTTGAAAATTCTTGCTTGAAACCAATGAATGGAATAACCGTAACGTTTAGACGCTTCTTTAACACTAAGATAGTTTTTACCTAAAATCTCTATCATGAATTTATTCCTTTAAATTCTATAAATCAAACACATGCTATTTTGTGTTATTTTTTATTATTTTTCAATATTTTTTACTATTATTTACTATTATTTTTTGCACCATTTATACGATAGGTATAGTCTAAAAATATGGATAAAACCATCGAGACTCTTGCGATATTAGAGGCACATACCGTGGCGGGGAAATAGCCAATGCTGCTATGAGCATTCAATCATAGACGAGACTCGTTCGTTAGGCGAGGCGTTTACCGTTGCGGGGTTAATAGCTAAGGAAGCATTGATGGAAAGCTCAAATGGAATGAGCCAAGGTCAAGATACATCTTCACCTGGTAGTTTAACTTCACCAGCGCCAGCACAGCAGCAATCAGCTCCTGCGCCCTCGTCTGATGAAAGGGTTTTAAGGCAATCTGAAGTAAATGAAATCGTTAAACGCGCAAAGTTAAATGCGGTTGATGACTACAAGCGATTGCAGTCTGAACAGCCAAATTACTTTAATCAGAAATATGGGGAAAATGCACCACAGCATCAACCTGTAAATCAGAATGCGCCTACTCCGAACGAAGCTCATTATAGACAGATAGCCGCTCAAGAAGCTCAACGATTACGTGACGAATGGGTACAAGAAGCACGTACCAAGTCCGAATCAGAACATGCACAAAGGATTGTGCAGAACTTCTGGGATAAAATCTCACCTGGTAAAGATAAATATCAAGACTTTGAAAAAGTCACTGGCGATATTGAATACGCACGTTTTCCAAATGTTGTACAAATGTTATCTGAGCACATAGATAATGCTCACGATGTTTTGTATGCCTTTGGTAATGATCCTATGAAAATGTCGCATCTCGAAGCATTGGCTGAGAGATCACCCAGGGCTGCTATTCAACATGCGCAACGGTTATCGCAATCTCTAAAAGAAAACGATAAAGCTTCAAAGATACGCATGCCCAATGAGCCATTAGATCAACTGCGACCTTCTAACACTGGAACGGATAATGGTGTTATGGGAGCAAAGGACTATCGTGCTTTACACAAAAGCCGAGGATGGTCTTAACCATAGCATAAGTATCCGAACTCTCATTCATTGATAGTTAGGAGCTTACTCATGGCTACGTACCCGAATAATATTTTGCAAACCGTGCAGACGTATCAACGTTCTTCACTTGCATTATTGCTTAACCTTTGCTGCCATATTGCAACAGCAAATACAAAATTTAAAGACTTCGATAAGATTCAAGCTAACTTAGGTTCTACAGTTACGTTTGATCTTCCTCCAAGATTCACGACTACATCTGGCCTTGTTGCTGCATGGCAGCCTGCTGTTCAGCGTGTATTGCAGTTAGTTTGCGATCAAGCTAACAACACATCGTTCGCAGTAACAGCGCAACAACGTATCTTCAACTTGGAAAAAGGTGAAGAAGATTACATGCGTGTGTTTGGTAAATCAGCAATTGCAGAATTAGCAAACTTAGTTGAATCTAACATTGCATTGAACTGGGCATCTGCTGTTGTAAGCGGAGTAGATGGCACGACTAATACCTTTTCAGGCCCATATCGTTTCTACGGCGATGGTTCTACAAGTCTAAGTTCATACCAACAATTAGCTCAAGCAGTCATGTTCTTCAAGAACTATGGCTCTGTTGCTGAAGGCATGAAAATCTATCTTCCTGATACTGTAATTCCATCTATCGTTGGTAATGGATTAAATCAATTCGCTCCTAACCGAAACGATGACATAGCCCTCTCATGGGAAGTGGGTGATTTCGGCACGCCATTAGTTAAGTACTACCAATCGAACTTAATGCCAATCCACGTTTCCGGTAACAGCGGTGTTGCTGGTAATCTCTTTACGGTAGTAAGCACGAATGATCCTACTGGTCAGAATGTTACTCAAATTACTGTAACAACCAATGGTAGCGCAACAGATGCGAGTGCAGTATTTGCTGGGGACTTATTCCAGTTCAAAGATGGTGTAAGTGGCCAACCTAATATGCGTTATTTGACATTCATTGGTCATACGCAATCCGCTAACCCCGTGCAATTCAGAGCAACAGCCAATGCAGCATCTGCTGGTAGCTCAATCACATTGACGATTACTCCTGCATTGAACTGGGCTGGTGGCGCTAATCAAAACCTAAATAATCCAATTGCAGCTGGCATGCAGATCCTAACATTCCCATCTCATCGTTGCGGTGGAATCTTGGGTGGTGATGGTCTGTTTATGGCTATGCCGCAGTTGCCTGAACAAAGTCCTTATGACACAGCGAATGAATATGATGACGAAACTGGCGCATCTCTTCGTTTGACATATGGTTCTGTATTCGGACAAAACCAAACAGGGATGATCTATGACGAAACTCACGGTTCAGTAATTGTGCCTGAGTATTCCATGCGCTTCCTTGTTCCATTGTCTCAAGGCTAATAATGGAAAGGCGTCAGTTTGGCGCCTTTAACTTAACGGATTAAGAGGAAATTTATATGACAAATCCACAAATTCAGAATGATCCAGTAATCACTTTACCTTTTCTTTATAAAACAGGATTGATAATTTCTAATGACGCAACTACTCCCAATACTGTACTTGATATAGCACAGGGGCAATGCCGTGATTCCAATGATATTATGGATATTACATTAGGAGCCAATAATCCTAATTTAGAAGGAAATACGGTTGCAGCACCTTTAAAATTGAATGCTGCTGTTAATGGTGTTAATGGTCTTGATACTGGATCGTTAGCGGCAAGTACTATGTATGCAGTGTATATGATAGCCGATTCACGCTATTATAAGCCTGTAGCAAGTATTTTAACTCTTGCTTCTAACACAGCGCCTCTAGTTCCTTTTGGTTATGATTCGTATCGTTTAGTAGGATATTGGCCAACTGATGGTAGTTCTCATTTTTTACTTGGTTATGTAACAGGAACTGCTAATTCATTATCATTTTTCTATGATGCTCCTCAAGCATCAAATGTAACTGCTGGAGCATCGACAAGTTATGCAGCTGCATCTTTGGCTAACATTGTACCTGCCGTTAATAACTTATCTGTGCTTATTCAAAGTGTT